AAAGTTGGTAAGACATGGGCGGAGACACACTGATGACAGATCAACTTGAACTTTTTAACAGTAATAAATCTATACGACCTGATGATGTAACTAAGACATGTGTGAAATGTAATCATGTAAAACCTCTAACTTCTTTTAAAGGTAACTGGCATAGGAAGGATGGTAGTAAATCATATGGAAATGTATGTAATGAATGTTCTAACGACTCACAAAAAACTGTTACGAAGTTAAAAGAAACAACACCCCCTCCTCCAGATAATTATTGCTGTCCAATTTGTAATAGTTCTTTAGAAGATTTAAAAAATAAAATAGATGCAAATAATAGAGCATACAACACAGGAGCTTGGGTGTTGGACCATGATCATGAGACAAAAAAATTCAGGGGATGGCTTTGTAATAAATGTAACTCAGCATTAGGCTGGTTAGAAGATGATATTAATTATGTGAGGAGGGCTTTAAATTATTTAGAAAATTTCAAAAACAACAGTTGACACTCTGAATCAGGTAGTGTATACTGATGGAGTTGTAGTAGTAGACAAACACAATATCAACAGCCGCAATGGTGTGGCACTAAACACAAGGAAAATTAATATGCCTCCAATTCAACCTCTATATCTAACTGGTAAATGCTATTGGGCCGCTGTCGTAGAGCCTAACAGCACGTTTGAACCTGCTTGGCAAGTCGATCTCTGTCTTGATGCAGATTCAAAAGCTTTAGTAGAAGGTGCAGGTCTGAATGTACGTAACAAAGAAGATGAACGTGGTGAATTTGTCACGTTGAAACGTAAGGTGCAGGGTAAGAACGGTCCACGTCAAGCACCTACGGTAGTGGATTCCCAAAACAATCCTTGGGATAAGAAACTTATTGGGAATGGCAGTGTGGTTACAGTAAAGGCACTTCCCTTTGAGTGGAACTATGCAGGTAAGGCGGGTACGTCTGCTGATCTTGCAGCAGTTCAAGTAGTTGAGTTAGTTGAGTATGGAGACAAAGGCTTTGATGTTGTGGAAGGTGGCTATGTTAATGATGCTGCTTCTCAAATGGCTGATCTTAAATCAGATGACATTCCCTTTGGTAACTAAGTGAGGATGGGGTGTTGCATCTCTCTCCGGTGTGACACCCCTATCTTATTATGAAAAATATTAATACAATAGTAGAAGATATCTATGAGTTATTTAATCTCACACCTATAGAACGTGATGAGAAAGAAGTAGATGATCTCATAGATAACTTTGGTGAGATGCTTAAGGTTCACATCAAAGAATTTATGTACAGCAAACCAAGGGACAGTGGAAATCTTAGACTGTCTGCAATAGGAAAGCCTGATAGACAATTATGGTATGATGTTAATACAGAAACAACAGAAGAAAAGTTACCACCAAGCACACGCATTAAATTTCTATATGGATATATTCTTGAAGAACTTCTACTACTCTGTGCATCTATAGCAGGTCACACAGTAGAGGATCAACAGAAAGAAGTTACAGTAGAGGGAGTACTAGGTCATCAGGATGCAGTTATTGATGGGGTTCTGGTTGATTGTAAGTCTGCTTCTGGATTCAGCTTTAAAAAGTTTGAGTCTAATACAATAGCTGACGACGATCCCTTTGGATACATGGCACAGATATCTGCCTATGCTCAAGCCAATGGTATAGATCAAGCAGCCTTTCTTGTTATAGATAAATCTACTGGTAAGATTTGTTTAACACCAGTACACTCTATGGAGATGGTCAATGCAAGTAGCAGGATTAAGCACCTTAAGGAAGTTGTTAAAGGAAGTAATGTACCTTCTAAGTGCTATGCTGCTGTTCCTGATGGGAAGTCTGGCAACCTTAAGCTTGCTGTTGGTTGTGTTTATTGTAGACACAAGAGTATGTGTTGGTCTGATGCTAATCAAGGTAAAGGAATACGTACTTTTAAGTATTCAAATGGTACAAGAGAGTTGGTTGAAGTTGTTAAGACGCCTGACGTTGAAGAGGTAACTGCTTAAATGCAGTGGAAATATAGTAAGAAACCTAATCCAAAGAAACACTTTGGGTTTGTCTATCTTATTACAAACAAGAAGACAGGTAAAGCTTATGTAGGTTGCAAGCAGTATTGGCACCCAGTGAAAAGAAAGAAGGGTAGTAGTGCAGCAGCCAAGAGAGAATCTAACTGGCTTATTTATATGGGTTCTTCTAAGTCACTGCTAGAAGATATTAAAAAGTTAGGCAAGAGAAGTTTTAAGTTTGAAATTATAGCTGAGTTTAAAAATAAAAGAAGCCTGAAATACTACGAGCTATACTACCAGATGAAATATAATGTACTGTCTTCTGTCTTAGAAGGTACAGATGAAGCAGCATATTATAATAACTATGTAGGTGGTAAGTTCTATAGGCCAGTACAAGAGTTTGAGGATGAACCAACAAAATATAAATAATATACTAGAGTTACGAGAAGAAAGTAAAAAAGATTCAAGCAATATTTTATTCTTATCTGTTATATACCAAGCTCTATTGGATGCAACTAAGTCTAAAAGTATTACTGAATCAAGTAGTATCACATCTCTAAGAAGAGAAGCTACCAATTGGTTCTTCGCTTCTATAGGTGTGACCAGTGAAAACTTTGAGTTTATATGTGACTACGCTGACCTTAATCCTAATAAGGTTAGGGAGTTTGCATCTTATGTTATTAACTCAGACAATAATAAAGAAGTAAGACATAAACTAAATCTTTTACTAAGGAGAAAAGAACTTGAATAAACATTTAAAGAAACTAAAGATGACGTACTTTCAGCACTTTGTATTTGCTTTACAGCTTGCTGTTGAAAGCCTCTTGACTGCTGTTGTACTTGTGATACATTCGGTATTCCCCTGTCTGTTTACAGACTACTTCTCAAATTGGATTGAAGCATGTCGTATCAGACTTAAACGCTGAAGGAGTTAAGTGGATGGCTGAAGAAAGAGATCACTATATTTTAAGACGTATTAAAGAAGATAGGAAAGAAGCCGAGCATAAGAGAAAGATTGCTGAAAAAAAGAATGAGGATAAGATTCTTAAAGAAGCTTTAGATATCCAAGTAGGTGGTACTCACTACAAAAATTGTAAGATACAGCCTGTAGAATATATTTATGCCAACAATCTTACCTTTCTTGAAGGGAATGTTATTAAGTATATCACACGTCACAAAACAAAGGGTGATGGTGAAGCTGACATACGTAAAGTAATTCACTACGCACAGATGATACTACAAATGGAATACAGTAAAGGAGACTAACCACATGCCTCAGATGACCCACCTTGGCATCAACATTAACCCCGCACAAGATCACTTGTTCGATGAGCTTGGTATTGCTAGGCTTAAAGAATCTTACATGATGGATAATGAGTTGTCTCCGCAAGAGAGATTTGCTTTTGTATCTAAAACATTTTCTACTGATAACGATCACGCCCAAAGACTTTATGACTATGCCTCTAAGCATTGGCTGTCTTACTCTACTCCTATCCTATCTTATGGGAGGTCCAAGCGTGGGCTACCCATCTCATGTTACCTTAACTACATTGATGACACTGCTGAAGGATTAGTAAACAATCTATCAGAGACTAACTGGCTGTCTATGTATGGTGGTGGTGTAGGTATTGGCTTTGGTATTCGTTCTGCTGATGACAAGTCTACAGGTATGATGCCGCACCTAAAGATGTACGATGCCTCTAGCCTAGCCTACCGTCAGGGACGTACACGTAGGGGAAGCTATGCTGCCTACCTAGACATAGATCACCCTGATATTATCTTGTTCTTGGAGATGCGTAAGCCTACTGGCGATCAAAACTTTAGATGCTTGAACCTCCATCATGGTATTAACATTAGTAATAAGTTTATGCAGCTTGTAGAAGATTGCATGACTGATCCTAATATAGATGATAGCTGGCACCTACGTGAACCACATACAAAAGAAATTAAAGAGACTGTCTCAGCAAGGGATATGTGGCAACGTATCTTGGAGATGCGTATGCAAACAGGCGAGCCATATCTACACTTCATTGATACATCCAATGAAAAGATGCCGGTATGGTTGAAGCAGATTGGCTTGAAGATTAATCAGTCTAACTTATGCTCAGAGATTATACTACCTACTAATAAAGATCGTACTGCTGTATGCTGCTTGTCTTCTCTTAACCTAGAATACTTTGATGAGTGGTCTAAGGATAAAGGTTTTCTTAAAGACGTACTGGAGATGTTGGATAATACTTTGAGTAAGTTTATTGAGGATGCTCCTGATAGTATTAGTCGTGCTAAATATTCAGCAATGCGTGAGCGTAGTGTAGGTGTAGGTGCCTTGGGTTTTCATGCTTACCTACAGAAGAAGGGTATGCCTTTTGAATCTGCCTTGGCTAAGTCTTCTAACATGAGAATGTTTAGACACATTAGATCAGGTCTTGACTCAGCCAACCTTGAGCTTGGACGTGAGAGAGGTGAGGCTCCTGATGCCCAAGGCACGGGACTAAGGTGTAGTCATGTCATGGCTATTGCACCCAATGCTTCTTCCTCTATTATCATGGGCAATACTTCTCCATCTATTGAACCTTGGAGAGCTAACGCCTACAGACAGGATACCTTGAGTGGTTCTTTCTTGAATAAAAACAAGTTCTTAGATAAGATTATTAAAGATAAGTGTGAAGAGAATACTAACTTAAACTATGATCGTATCTGGTCTTCGATTATTGCTAATGATGGTTCAGTGCAGCACCTACGCTGCTTGAATGATCAAGAGAAAGAGATATACAAGACTTCTATGGAGATTGATCAGCGGTGGGTGATTGAACATGCTGCTGATAGGCAGGAATATATTGATCAGTCTCAGTCACTCAATGTTTTCTTCAGGCCAGATGCAAACATCACCTACCTACATGCTGTACACTTCATGGCATGGAAGAAAGGAGTCAAGACTATGTACTACTGCCGCTCTGAAAAGATTGGTAAGGCTGACAAGGTATCACGTAAGATTGAACGGGAGATTATACAGGAGATTGATATGGAAGCACTTGCTTCTGGTGAGGAGTGCTTGGCCTGTGAAGGTTAGCATGATATATAAGTGGTACTGCCACCTGAGATCAGAAGGCTACGGAATTTTTACTAGCATAACTTGTGCTATGTGGAACAGCCACTATACTTTTGATCACGAAGAAGGTATACCAAGACAGTGGAAAGACAACAGAGGAAAGAGACCATACTATGACCAGTAAATTAAAGCTTCAAGATAGACGTGACTACTTCAAACCGTTTCACTACCCGTGGGCGTATGACCTGTGGTTGAAACATGAACAGTCTCACTGGCTGCACACTGAAGTACCCATGATGGAAGACATTAAAGATTGGAAGAATACCCTCTCTACTGAAGAGAAGTATTTCTTAACTAATATCTTTAGGTTCTTTACTCAGTCTGACATTGATGTAGCTGGTGGGTACATTGATAACTACCTACCTAACTTCCCACAGCCTGAAGTACGTATGATGTTGTCAGGCTTTGCTGCTAGGGAAGCACTACACATTGCAGCCTACTCACACTTGATTGAGTCACTGGGTATGCCTGACTCTACATACAATGAG